CAACTCCTCATAAATGTTATAACCATGACCTTTTGATGGAGGAATTATAGGTATTAACTTTGAACCTGATCCTGAATTGGTACTTAAATCGATAATTCCATAAGTATATCCTTTTCCACCATTTGTTACAGTAACACTTGTTATTGTTCCAGAACTATCTACTGCAATAGAAACTGTAGCACCACTTCCGTCACCTATGATAGATGCTGTGCCATTACTATATCCAGTTCCTCCATCTTCAATATATACTGTCTTTATTTGATTATTATTAGTATCAGAGTCTCCTCCTTCTCTGATAGTTTGAATATCAGAATTTGTTGTAGTTTCCCAATTATTAGGAACAGTAATATATTCTGTAGAATCAAATTTAATCACATCTGATGGTGAAATGCTGAATAGATATTTCCATCTATATCCATCAGATCCTGCAACTGGAGGTTCTACATCAGTTTGTGTTGGTTCTATTAGAGATCCTGTAACAGTAGGATCAGTACCATCAGGAGTAGAAGAACCATTATCTATACAAATATAAACTTTAAATTCACTTGTAATAATATAGTAATTAGAATCATATAATCTTACAGTTTTAGATACAGGTGATTCATTACCTTGACGATAATCATGTCTGTACATGTCATAAGGAGTATTTGAAGCCCACTGAACTTTTCTTATGACTCTTCTAGCATTTTCTGTAGTAATCTTTTTACCAAATAAACTAGTATCTCTATAATGAGACAAATATTGAAAATTATCTACAGGATTATTAGTTGTACTTGTATCCCAATCATCAGTTCTACCAAATCCAACTGATCCTGGAGTTGGGTTTGATAAACCTAAGAAAGCATAATAAGAATTATTACTGATAGACTCTACAAAAGAACCAGCATTCAATATTCTAAATTGATCTGTTATGAATGCAGACATATTAATTGTTTTTTTATATATTTATAAGACAATTTTAGTTTTCAATTTTAGGTAATGCTCCAGTTTTTCTAATACCAATACCTCTTCTCTGAATTGTTGGATATGTTGTCAATCCAGATACAGTATTTCCAGTAACTCCGATTGATATTGGACTTGCAGATCTTGTTCCTCCAGAAAATCTTCCCCATGAATATTTTCCAACTGGATTTAATACATTTCCAGTAGTTCCAAGACCAACGATATTAGAATTTGAATCTACATTACATGTAATAATTCCAATTTTGGGTCCATCACCTGGATTATCATGAGACCAAGCAGAAACATAGTAAACATTGTCCAAGAAAGTTGTTCCAATTCCAACAACTGCAGGATTTGAATTATCAATTGATGTAACTCCACTACCAATTCTAGTATCGTAAATATAAATTGGATAACCTGTTGATAGTCCAACAAATTCTGAAGAAGTAACGTTATGTTGTACTTTAAATTCAAGTGCTAAAGGAACTCCAATTCCAGTTGTTGTTGTAATACCAGTTACAATTCCAGAGAAACCTTGAATAGTAGTGAAATCAAGTCCGGTTATAGATTCAATATTAAGATTTGGAGTTTCTGCAAATATTGTGGGAGCAACTGTATATCCAAGTCCAGGATTAGTAATTGTAGTTCCAGTAACTATACCATTTGTAATAGATGCTGTTGCTGTTGCTGTTGTTGTTGATATTCCTACAAATTTCAGATTTATTGTCGTTTGATTGGACAAATATCCAAAACCACCAGAATTAGTTGTTGTTATACTAGTAATAGTTCCACCAACTCCAATTGAACAATTAAATGTAGCAGTTATTGGATTAGTATTTTCTATAATTAATGCATCAAAAGTATCTTCTGCATTTCCAGTACCTATTTCATAATCAAATAATTCTGAATTATCAACAAATATTTCAGTATCTGTTGTAGACACATCTTTAATAATTTTTGCAGTTGGGAAAATTAAAGGTTCTAATACATCTCTTGATTTGTAAACATATTGTCCATTAATTTTTTTATCAGTTTTTTTCTTAGTCCAAGATAGTGGTTTATAATTAGTTTCATCAACTCCCAATCCAGAGTATCGATTAGTTTCAAATTTATCAGAAGTAGTCAAGTTATAAACTACTCTCTCATCTTGAGTTACTGTATCTGGATGAATATTATTACTTATGACTTGAACAATATCACCAGTTTCTATAGTTGGTATAACATTATCGACTACTACAGAATCAGTTCCATCAACACCTTTATAGAAATAAATTTCAATTTCTTCTTCTGGTATTGGTGGTCTAGTAAATGCAAACGATGTTCCACCTTCAAAAATGTAATTCTCTACAGGTTTCTGTAATACACCATTAACAAAGATTATAAGAATATTATTAATATTTTGTTCAATAGGAGCATTTTTTTCAGGTTCAAAACTTAGAAGTGATGAATTATAATTGAGAGGAAATCTAGTTCTTGTTCCATTCTGTAGGTCTTTGATGGAGTCAATATAATCAAGTTCTCCAAATTCCCAAGCAGCAAAACTATCAGAGTAAGTATTAACTACTTCAATTTCGAAATCTGATATTGGAGAAGATAAAGAAGCATCAGTAACTAATCCAACAGGTTTAAATACATCACCTCTTCTAAAATTGTATCCATATCTTGAGATTTTGAATTCACTTACTTCAAAATAAGTAGATCCTATTCCTGTAGATCCACTAAGTTTTAAGTCTACCAATAATCCATTACCAGTATCAGTTGTTGCTCCAATTCCCAACCTAGAAACACCAATTACAGGAAGATTTTTATATGATGGATCAGATACACATATGCGAGGATTTGTATATCCTGTTCCACCAGAATCAATACTAAATGCTAAAGATCCACCTACACCCACTGTAGCAGTAATTGTAGCACCAGAACCTACAGCAGATCCAACACCAACTGAAATTGTTTTATTAGTAGTTGAATCAATTGAAAGAGTTGCTCCTGAAGCAGGATCCTTTCCTACTCTTGGATACGTATGTGTACTAATATGATTATTTCTATCACAAGTAAATATCAAAGATTCATTATTAATTTGAATAGTATTACTTACAGTTAAACCATGTGGACTATCAAATTCTAAAATTAAATTTCCAGTATCTGGTGTATAAATTGCATCTATAGGAGTAAGATCAGGTCCAACACTTGGATTAATTGCATTAGATAAGGCATTTACAAATTTATGCTCATATTCAGTATCAAATACTGTTACTCCTATAGAAATATTATTATTATATCCAGAACCAAATGTCAATTGACCATGCCAAGCCCAAGCAGAACCTAAACCAACATAAGTATGCCTAACAGTACTTGTACCTACATTTACATTAAATGAAGTTTCAGAAACAATTCCTATGATACTAAATGCATTATCATGATTTGGGAAAACAGTTGTACTTATACCTAGATAATTATCACCATACCTTACAGCACCCGCAGACGCACTACTAAAGGTATGAATAGCAGTTGTACCAATACCAACATTAATAGTGATTGTAGTCGCTCCTGTTCCTGTAATAGGTGTGCTTATACCAGCAATAGGATCTGTTCCAGCACGAGGATAACTATGGGTACCACCACCTCCAGTACAAGTAAACACTAAAGAATTATTATTAATTTTAACTTTTTCACCAACTGTTAAGACATGTGAACCAATTCCTAATTCTAAATCACCTGTTGTTTCGTTATATGTTGCACTACCTACATCATAATTACCACCACAAGTAAAATGAAGACCAGATAATTTTGTTTGATTAACTATTCCTCGGAAATTATGTGGTGTTTCTGTAACAATATTAAGTATTCCAGTTTTATTATTATATGTTGCTGTACTAACAGCCACTGGACCAGTTGAAGTTCCTACACCAACAATAGAAGTAATAGTTCCATTAGAATCAACAAGAGGCATTATATTTGCCCCAACTAAAGGTGCAAATCCAAGTCCAGGTGTAGATCCATATGAAACTATAATTCCACCTCTAGGAATTTCATTCATATTAGCATCATAATCAGAAATCACATATTGAAGGTAATCGGGTGGTCTAGTAATTCCAGAAAATTCTACAGTTGATATTCCTGCACTAGAGTCTTCTAAAATTTGATAATTGAATTTTGTAGGATTATTATCAGTTTTGGGTGACTGGTAAATGCTATTAATAAAGACTAAACCAGTCGAAGCTTCTGTTCCAATTCCAGTAGTATTTGCACCACCAACTTTTAGTGTAAATGTTCTTCCAATTCCAGTAAATTCGTCAGATAAATCATCATAGATTTTATTATCATCATAATTGGATTTTAAAAATACTCTACCAACAAATTGGGATGTTTCAAAATCTAAATTGCTAGTTGTTTTTGTAATTTGAGGATTTCCTCTTGGTGGTTCTGTAAAGTGAATTTCATCATCTACAATATTAAATGACCCCTTATGAAGTCTAACTAAAGTAGAATCTGTATGAGTTGATGCAGCAGAACCTATAAACCCTCTTTTAACTTCAACTAAATTTATACTTCCGTTATTTGTAATTGGTCCTATATTTGTTGTTCCCAATCCAACATTAGTAACACCCATATATTCATTATCAACCAATAATATATCTTTTGGATTTATTGTTGATATTCCACTTAAAGAAACAATAGATGTACTAATTCCTAATGAACCTCCAACATTTCCACTTAAATTATGTGTAATCTTAGTAAATGTTATTGGATATTGAACTAAATCATCGACGGCTATAATACACTTAGTGCTCCTTTCTTTCATAGTAAATCTATGAGCATTTCCTTCTCCAAGAGAAGTAAATGTTGTTCCAGTACCACTAGAAGCTGCTGTGGTCGTTATTGCTACTTTGAAAGTATCTTCCGTCAATTTAATAGCATATACTGTAGACGGTAGTTCACCACTAGGAGTAACCATTGCACTGGTTCCGATACCAATAACTGTAGAATTTGGAGTATAGATTAATTCTTCACCAGTAACGAAGAAGTGATCTTGAATTGTAAATATTCCAGTAGTTGCAGCAAGTGCTACAGAATTGGGATTAAATTTTTTGGAGAAAATTGGGGTATTATTATTTGTAAGTGAAAAATTAGTTCTATTAATTCTAGAACCATTTATTGCATCATAGAATTTTTCATCAATACTTTCAGTTACAGAACCATATGATAAATCTAAAGGTTCATTCAAAATATCTATTTCAGAATAGAATGATTTACTGAATACTTCAATATCAATCTGCCCTGTTTGATTTGCATCTGGATAGAATTTAAGTATCAAATTACTTCCAGATATTTCTCCTCCAAATGTTCCGATACCAGCAGCATCGTCTAAAATATCGTCGTTAGATACTGAAAGAAAAGGTAATTGTTGAGTATAAACATCAGTTTGATCCGAAACCATCATAACCTGATGAAGTGCCTTTGTCGAACCTATACTTACTTGAATTAATGATTTTGATGCATTAAATAAAATTTTATCTAATGATTGAACTATTGTGGAAGAAGCACCTACTGTAGAATAAAATTGTGAATCATAGATTACACTTCTTTCTTGCCCATCAGATTGATCTGAAGATTTAAATCTATAATCACCAGTTCCAGTTGTTGTTGTTCCAAATCCAACAACATTAGATCTTATTTTAATTTCTTGAGATGAATCGTTTTCATAAATTATAGATAAAATTCCACCTCCCAAGTCAGTAGAAGTGAATATACCTATCTGATCTCCTGTCGAAGAACTTAAATTATTATCAATATAATATTCTGATATATAAGAATTTGTTCCGGCAATAGAAACATATAATCTTACATAATTCATGTCTTGAGTAACACTATTAATTACTTGTGCATTGATATAAAGTGATTCGAAAGTATTAGAATTTACAGAAATAATTGTTGTAGTTCCAATTCCTACACTAGTATTTTCTATATCAACAGATCCTGTCAGATTAGTAAATCCTACAGTTTGTATTCCAACACCTGAGAAAGTTGTATTAAATACCTGTTTAATTAATTTTATATTATAATTTGTATTAAGTGGATCATTTGGAACAAATCTAAGGAAAGTTTCTTCAGATTCATTTATGAATAAATCAAAATTTCCATATGTAAATTCTTGACCAGATATTGATTCATTTTCAATAATGAATGATTCATAACCATCAACATCTCTTAAAATGGTAACATCTGTTAATTGAATTTCACTATTGTTTTCATTAGTTACTCTTAATAGGTAATTGTAATAAGTTTGATTATCAAGTTCTTCTATCAATAAAAATTCGGTGGATTCAGCTTCCGTATTTGAGAATTGATTTTGTATATCGTCAATGGTTAACACATTAAGATTCTTTAATTCTGTATAATTTGTAAGTTTTTTAGTTTTTAATTTTAGGAATTTTGATTTTGAATCTACAACATCGACATCAATAACATTATCAAAACTATTGATAGTATCTACTCTTTTTTTATCAATTACATCATAAACTATAGTAATTCCATCATTAGTAGTAGATAATCCCGCACTTGTATTTGAAGTTATTCCAGTGTCGGCAAAATTTTTCAATCCACTCGTATGAACTAAACTTTCTACTGGAGATTGTTGATCTTTGTATGTTACTGAACTCTTTACAGAATAAGATAGATTTTGATAGTAATTATTATCTGAAGTAACCTGAAAATCTTCACTCAATTTTCCAGTTTCAGTGTCCCAACCAATATCTTTTGTATTAGAATATCCAACATTAAATGTTCCCTCATTTAAATTCAAAGATTTAATTGTTGCAACAGTACCAGATTCATTTCCAATAACAACTTCACCCACTGATAACTCATATGATCCTAAAACTTTTAAAGAATCTCTATCACTTCCTGTAACTTCCAAATCTCTTATTATCTTATTTGAAGATAAAGTTTCTCCAATAAAAAATTTGGATGGTTCTTGAATTATCTCAAAAGTAGGATAATCATTTTTGTTAATTATTACTCCACTAAAATCTTGAATTGTTTTTGCAATTCCAGTATTTGTAGTGAATTCAGATACATCAATAGATACTGTATCATTAACTCCTGAAACAGAATAACCAATTACTTTAAATAATCTAAGTCCATAATCTGCAGAATTAAATCCACTACCATCAGCACTAAACTTTTGAATTCCTTCAATGAATACTTCATCACCAATAGCAAATGGTTGAGTTGAAAAATTTGCTCCAGTTCCAATACCAGGAGTTGATATTGTGCATGTAAATATACCAGTATTCGATGATTCTACATTTTCAATCGCAACTCCATTATTGTTATTTGTTGCAAAAACTTCTACAGTTTCATCAGGCAAACCTTTTGGTTCAACCTGTATTTCTAAAGAAGAAATTGCGGATCCTGTTATTTTTGCCTCAATAAATCCAGAATTTACTACACTTCTTGT